CGGGTCTCCCCGTCCTCGGTCACGGCTGCGGAGATGGAAACGGGGTCGGCCTGAATAAACTCCCAATCGAAGCTCTCGTCTCTGTAGCGATAGCGGGCGGTGTTGAACCTGTCCCGGCGTCCGGGGGAGCCGGTGATTTCCAGCGTGCCGTCGATGTCAGCCGAGGTCAGGGTGGCGATGGAGACCCGGGGGGTGGAGACGACACAGGAGACCTTGGCCCCCAGCCGCATCGGCTTGCCCCCACCGGCCCGGAGCATACTTTCGAGGATCGTCCACTTGTTCTCAGACGAGTAGGCGATGCCGCCACAGGTCCAGCCGTTGGCCTCCGCGACATTGGCCCCCTCAACGAAGGCTGCAACGTCGATGCCCGCCCAGGGGATGCCGGCGCCCATGACGACCTTGCCATTCGACTGATGCCCGAGACACCACGTCAACGCCTGAAGATAGGGGTTGTCATTGCCCGTGAAGGACCACGTTGTCGGGTTGTTGTAGCGTTGCGAACCCGAGCCGCCGGGGTAGGTGCTGTCGGCGCGGGGATCATACACGGGCGGCCCGTTGACGATCCAGCGCGGGGTCGGAACCCCGGTGCTGTATTCGCTCTGAGTGTAGCGGAGTATCCATTGCGCGGTGGCGATGCCCGACAGCTTGTGGTCGCTGTCGAAGACTGCCGAGGGGGTCGAGCCCCAGGGGCCAAGCAAAGACACGTCGTGGGCCGTCTCGGGTTGCGCGCCGAGCTTGTAGTCCATGAACATGATGTCGTCGTAATAGCCGACCGCGTTCCGGCTAACGAAAGTCACGTCCTGCTCGTTGGAGCGGAACGGCGCTTCGACGCTTTCGATAGGACCGGCAGCGGACAGGGCCACGATGAACCGCAGAAAGCGCGCCTTGTCGCCGCCGAATACTTCCGCGTAGACGGTGGAGCCGCCCGTCGCCGTGCGCCCGATGACGAACGGGACCGGGGCTTCCGGGTCAGCCTTGAAGTCCAGCGGGGCGCCCGATGCGGCGGCCACGCCAGGCTTGAAAGCGACGCTCAGAACGGTGGAAACAGCCAGGTTGAAAGCGGCGTTGCCGAGCGTCGCCCACAGGCCGGTCGTGCCAGCCGCCGTGAGCCCCGCCCCTGCCGCAAAGCCAGCGGCTGCTGTCCCGGTTACGGTAGCCGCGCCCGCGCCGCCCGCCGCTGCACCAGCCGCCGCCGCCCCAGCGCCGCCAACGCCGAAGATGCCGCCGACCCAAGTGAAGAAGCCCCCAACCGCTGCGACTACTTGAGGCATGGAACCCTCCACACTCGCGCCACATCCAGCTTGTTCAACTGGCCGACACGGCAAACACAATCGGGGGCGAAGAACAGGGCGCGACCGTTACCGACAACGACACCGAGGGCGGTCATCCCCTCGCCCGGAACGGCCATGATGTCGCCCGGCAGAGCCCGCGCGAGGGCGATCTCTTGCAGGCCAAGATCCACCAGCACGTCGGGCAGATCGTTGAACTTCTGCCGCTTCATGGCGAGAAGGGCGCCCGCCGCCGTGCGATACTGACCAAACCGGGTGAGCTTGGGGGAGTGCCCCATCTCTCGGAGCATCATCCCGGCCATGCGTCCACAGTCGTGCTTGCCCCACTCCAGCGGCTTGTCGAGAAAGTGGTCAACGACCTTTTGTGTGGCTTCTACGCGATCATACATCAGAACAAGCTCCGCGCGTCGCCTTGGCCCAAAAGCTGCCCCGTGTATCCGCCCGTAAGCGGCGCCGGGAACCAGACGAACTCGCTGGCGCGTTGCCCCCTGAAGCCGGTGCCGCCGCCGCCAACGCCCCAAGGCAATTTTCGACTAACGCCCGTGACCTGATCAAAGCCCTTTTCTCCGGGCCAAAACGACTTGTGCCAGGCCGGCGACAGGCGGGCGCCCTCGTTGTTGTCGAAGAACCGCTCAAAGACGGAAGCGATGTCGATCTCGACGCTGTAGCCGCCGAAGGTCACGGAAACCTTGACGATGTCCACCTCCCCGATGAACGCCTCGTCTGCATCCTCAACGACAAGCCCGGTCGCCATGTCGAGAACGCCTTCGTAGGCGGTGACAGCGGAGCCTTGCAGTTCCAGGTCGAGGAAGTCCGCAACGTGGTCGGGGTCGGTGAAGTCCAGCGTGAGCCGCAGCCGGGGGGCTTCAGCCGCGACACCGTCTGAGAAGGCTTCGATGCGGGAGAGGACGCCGTGCGTTGAGGTCGAGGTGTAGGCGTTGCCGTCAATCGTGACCGTGCCCGAGCCGTCCAGCAGGTAGAGCGTGCCAAAGGGCGCCACGATCTTCGCCGCGCCAAACAGCCGAACGGTCGAAGCCGCGAGGGCGGTTGCGAGCGTCATTTGTTTTCCGTGATCATGAAGCTGACGCCGACGTGCATCAGAACGTCCAGCGACCACTCGACATCGCCAACGTCCATGAAGCCCTCGATGGTGGGCGTCGTGAAGTTGAGCGCGGCGTTGTCAGCCGGGGACACGCGAAGCATCGGCGCGATGTTCATGGTGGCCTGACCAGACCCGTTGGCAGACCCGGAGGAGGTCACCGCGTGCAGGTAGGTGTGGCTGCTGACGCTGAAGGAGAAATAGGCCAACTGCGGAATGGCAACGGATGCGGTGAAGCCGTCCGCGATCAGGCTGGAGCCGAGCTGCGAACCGCCGTTGACCAGAGGCGTGCCAAGGCTGGTCTGCGTCGGCTGCGGCCATGAGAAGGAGACCGTGTCGCCTTCCGTCGCCGCGCGAAGCCGGGCCGCCAGCCACGCGCGGGCGGTGTCGTAGGTCATCGGGGGAAGGGAGACCTGGACGACGTAGCGGGAGCCGACCCGGGCGACATACTGAATGTCTCCCCCAAGGGGCTGAGTAGCCCGCCCGAAGTTGAGCATCTTCAGGCCGACGCCGTTCGGCTTTGGGGTCGAAGGCAGGGCAATGGTCATCCGAGGCGGCTCCGCGATTGCCGTTGCATATTGCGGGGCGCGTCAGCGACAGCGCGGGTGTAGGCGGCTGAGGCCATCGGCGCGGCGGTGCTGGCCGCAATGCGTTCCACGTGAACGTCGAAATAGGGCGACTTGCTGACGTGGACCGACACCCCGCCGCCGTTGTCGTTGGTCTGACCCGGCTTCCGGATATCGACCATTTCCCCGGGGGAGAGGCGCATCCCGACGTACTTGCTATCGGCCCTACCCGATCCGCCGACCGTGAAAGAGCCGCCGGTCGCGAAACCCGCAGAGCCGCCCAGCCAGTTGCCGATGGCCCCGACAATCGCGCCCCAGCCGCTGCCGTTGTCGTTCGACACGGTGGACATCTGGGAAAGCAGCTTGGAGAAGATCGCGGTGAGGTCTTCCGACAGGCGGTCCAGCAGCCGGTTGGCGAAGCTATCGGCCAGGTACTCGAAAAGCCCCTTGGCCCCGCCCGCCCGGAGAGCGTCGAACGCGCCCCTGAAAGCGTGGGTCATCTGGTTTTGCAGGCTCGCCACCTGCTCCTCGCTCATCACCTGACCGCCGAAGACGCGGATGTCGGGAACCGAGGAATTGAGTTGCCCCGGATCGGTCGCAGTGATCGCCTTGAAGTCCTCGCGGTTCCACTTGTCCCGCAGGGCGAAAGCCTTGGTAAAATAGGCCTCCAGGTTGATCGCGCCGGCCTCAAGCGCGTCATCCAGCAGCTTCAGCTCATCGACGCGCGACTGGCTGCTTTGCTGCTCCGGGGTCAGGAGGCTTTCGTCCAGCCGCGCCAGTTCCTCAGCGAAGTCCCGCGTCGGCTTCTTCGCGCCGCCGGCTGCGGTTCCGGTGTCCCTTACAGCCGTGGCGACCGATTGGATTGCGTCAGCTTCACGGAAGGCGTCGGACGGCTTCACGACATGGAAGGTGGTGCCATATCCCTTGTGGCTGCGGCGCTTGCCGAGGCCCTCTTTGATCAGGGCGTCTTCAGCGGCCTTCAGAGCGGCTTCCGCCCGCTTCTGGCCAAGCTCGGCCATGCCGGTGTTGTAACCGGGCATACCGCCGGTCATGGCCTGAAGGCCAAGGTTCCCGTCCGTCCGCTTGGCGGCGGCAAGGCTGGCGCGGGCGGCGGCCAGGGTCTTCCGGGCGGCCTCGAGTTCGGCCTCGCCCCGGATGAACGCAGCATCCGCCGCCTCGAGGTGGGACTTGCGAAGCTCACCCGTCGCGGCTGCGGCCTTGGCCATGCTGTCGCGGACGGTGTTGAGGATCGGATCAAGCCGCTCATGGGCGCGCTTGTTGGCGTCCGCTTTGATGGCCGCGTCCGATTGAGCGTACATCAACAGGCCGATACCTGCCGTCAGGGCTGCGACGGTGACCACAACAGCCGCCGCGACGCCCATGAAGGCAGCGAGCGCCGCGCCGAAGGTCGCCGCTGCACCCGTAGCAGCGCCGAGGGCCGTCGTGATCGTGCCGACCGCCCCGATCAGGGAGCCGATACCGATCAGCACCGGGCCGATGGTCAAGGCGATGGCGCCGAACGCAAGGATGGAGCCCTGCACAACCGGATTGAGCTTGCCGAAGCCCTCCAGCATATCGCCCAGCGCCTTCACGACGGGGGTAAGCAGCGGAATGATCTTGGAGCCGATGACGACAGCCAGCTCTTGCCATTGCGCCTTGGAGCGCCTGATCTGGTTTGCCGCGCTGTCGGCGGTTCGGGCAACGTCGCCCTGCGCCTCACTGGTGCCGGCCATGATCAGGGCGGCCCGCGCCTGGATCTTTGCCGTCTCAGTAAGTTCGCCCTTCATCTTGCCGAGGCCCATCTGGACAGCCTGCAAGCGGACGGCGTTTTCGTTGAGGTAGACGTTGAAGCGGCGCAGGGGTTCGGCTTCGCCAGACAGGCCCGACTTCAGGGCGGCCAGCGCGTCCGTGGGGTCCACATTGTGAAAGCTGGAGAGGTCTTGCGCGAGAACGGCAAACTGTTGCGCCAGCGCCTTTGTCTGCGCCGTGGCAGGACCGCCCGCCTTGAACAGACCGTGCATGGTGAGCGCGCCCTGTTGCATCTCCTCGGTGGAACGGCCTAGCGCGTCCCCGGTCTTGACCGCCCAGCCCTCAACGTCCTTCGCCATCGTTCCAAAGGAGACCTTGAAGGCCGACTTCATCTCTTCCGCGTCGATGGCCATCTGGGTCATCTTGACGCCGACAGCAGCCAGCGGAGCGGTCAGGCCGACCGTCAGCGCAGCCCCCAGCCCGGTCATGCGGCTGGAGATGCGTTGCATATCCTTGCCGAAGCGGTTGAGCTTCCGCTGTGCCCCGTCCAGCCCTTTTTCGAAGGCGACGGTGTCCGCCCCCAGGACCACCCGGAGCGCGCCGATTACTGATTGCACTAGGCGCTCCTTTGACTATCCGGCTTTCGCCGTTAGATTGCGGGCCATGAGACTGATCGTTTTCGCCGTCGCTGCGGCCTTGGCCACACAGGCAACCGCCGCCACCCGGGACTTCACGCCAGCGGAACGGAAGTCGGCGCTTGCCGCCGCCGCCGCTGTTCGGGATCAATTCGACGCCGAGCTATTCGACTATTCAACCGCCCGTTTCCGAACGGTGATCGCCGCCTATCCCCACGACGCGAAGGGCGCCCGGCTCTGCGGCTTCGTGAACTCGAAGAACCGCATGGGGGCCTATTCCGGTTGGGTGCCATTCGCCGTGTTGGCTGACCGCCTGACCTTCAGCGCCGACATGGTCGCCTGGATATGCGACCCGGCTGAGAACGACATCGACACCCGGGATTACAGCGCGGACCTCAAATTCCGCTAGTTGATCGCGCCGCCCATGACGACGTTCCACATCGCGAAGATTTCCATCTGATCGTCCGCGCTCTGGCGCTTGCGGCGCTTCGGCTTTCCGATCAGGTCTTTCAGGTGGGGGAGCCGCTTCTGGCGGTGCAGGGCTTCGATGTGCCAGGCCAGAACCATGTCGCGGTCCTGGTCTTCACGCTTGGCCCTAAGGCGTCCTTCGACAAAGAGGGCGTAGAGCTTGGGGGTTTGGGTCCAGAACTTGTCTGGATCGCCCCCAAGCTCACACCACAGCCTCAGCGCTTCTTCGTAGCTGAAGGACGCGGCTTTGGAGGGTTTGCGGTGGACGCGCCACCCTCCGCAGTGCCGAACGCGGCCTCAAAGCCCTGTTGCAGATAGTCGGCGCCCTTTTCGACACCGATAGCCCACAGGACTTGACCCGCATCCTCTTCCGTCAGACCCGGATGATGAGCCTGAAGCGCAGCCCAGAACACCAGCCGGATCGTCTTGAACGACTTCAGGTCCACCTGCCCGCTGGTGATGCCCGGCAACGGGTCTTCCAGCAAGCACAGAGCGTTGAAGTCCAGCAGGAGGGTGAAGGTCTCGTCTTCACCGTCCTCCCACTTTACCGGGAGGGCGACCGCCCCCTTGAAGCGGCTCATTAGCTACCAGCCGTATAGGCGGGCTTGCCGCTGACCTTGAACGTGCAGCTGATCGCCATCTTGTCGTCGATGGGGATCTGGCCTTCCAGAGCAGTCAGGAAGCCGGCGAACTGCCAAATGGCGCCGTTCGGGCCGGTCACGCGGTAGTTGGTCACGGTGTCGGTGTTGTACTTGGCCAGGAGCGTGACATAGGCCGCGTTCGTGTAATTCAGCATCAGCGGAACTTCGCCGCCATCACGCAGGCCGGGGATGAAGTCCTGATAGCGCTCGGTAGACCCGTGGTGGGTCGCATCGACGGAAGCGCGCGAGAGCGACGGGGGGCCGACCTCGATGACTTCCGACAGGGCGGTGAAGACTTCGGTTCCGCCGCCGTCACCGATGGAGAAGGTCGCCCCGTAGCCGAGGCGTGCAGTCGTGGCCATGAGAGGCTCCGTTCAAAGGATGCGGCGTCGTCCGACGCTGCGTTCGCCTTGCCTAAGGGCGGTCAGGCTAGCCCGCGGGCTATTGGACCCACACCCGCGCATCGCGCATGGTGCGGAAGACCTTGGGGTTCTCGCCTTCAGCGCGAGGCCCGAACTTGCTGTCAAAGAAGATGCCGCCGAACGTGACGGAGCCTTGCGTGAAGGTTGCCCCGGAAAGAGCCGTCAGCACCGCCGCAGAGCCGTCGTTCGATTGTTTCGAGGTGGCGCCGTAGCTGTCGAACTGAACCCGCGTCATGCCGATCTGGCCAGCGCCGCCGTGGGTGTAGTGCTCCTCGCCGCTGACGACATTCAGAACCAGGGTCGGCAGAGCGTCACCCTGCCCGCGCTCGCCCCACCGGATGCGGGTGCCGAAAATGTTGGTCACGGCTGTGGTGGCCAGCAGCTTGGCCATCAGGGCTTCTTCCATCACTTCGCCCTCTTCGCCACCCGGGCCGCCGTCTTGGCGATCTCGGTCGTAAAGTCATCGACCAGGCCGTCCAGCATCCGCCTGTGTGTTGCATCCCATGCCGGGCGAGCCGAAGGGTCGGGAGCCTGATTGACCGTCCCGAACTCTTCGGTGATCGCCTGCGTCAGCCCCCCTGCCCCGGCGTAGACCTCCAGCGGAGAGCCCTTGCGGTTGAGTTTGGACTGCCGGCGCGTCAGCTTGGTCCCGACCCCGATGCTGTCACGCAGGGCGCCCTGATCCACTGAAACCCGGGGCCGCATATCGTCGGCGAACATCTTGGCGCGGGAGAGAAGCACCCGGCGCACCACACCCTTGGCCGTGGCGGTCTTCATGCCGAGCAGGGCTTGCTCAACCTCACGGAGCCCCTCGACCTTGACCTTCATTCCGTGCGGGCCGTAGCGCTGATTTCGAGGCCGTCGTCGCCAACGTCCTTCACGGTGTTGACCTCGTATTCTCGTCCCGTCTCACCGTACTTGAGCGGCTTCAGATAGACCCGATCCAGCGGGGTCAACGCAGCCGCTTGGGCAGAGTAGCGGAGCCGAAAGCGGGCGGTGTAGGTCGCCCCCACTTGAGCGGCAGTCACCCGCTCCCCGTCCGACACGTCCAGCTTTTCAGCCCAGACCGTCACGCCGTCAGGATAGGACGGCACACGCTCGTTCATGGCGTCGGTGGTGAAGGACGCAGGCCGAAGGATCAGGCGGCGGTTGAGATTGCCAGCGTTCATAGGACAGTGATCCCCACGCCAGCCAAGGCCGTTTGCACTGCGAGGTAATTAGCCAGGTCTTCCGCGTCGGTCAGAACCCGCGTCCAGTAGCCCGCATAGGACT